ATCACGGGAACTCCACGATTTAGGAAATTTACAGCTTTGATAGAATCGTGTACTTTTTCAGAATCATAGGTAAACAGTGAGGTAACACATACTAAATCCTCACCCACAGGATTATAATCCCGTTGATATTCCACCTTGACCCCATGACGTTTTGCATATGTAGATATTTTTGCAAGTCCTAATGGTAAGTACTTCCTTGCAAAATGTGGTTCAAGTAATACAATTTTCTTTGCATTACGGATTCTACCAATGGTTTCTGTATTCCCTTCAAAATCGATTCCTTGTGTCTTGATTGCCTTTGCAGCCTTATCGGCAGTATCAGCATAATCGAATCCGTCGATTCCTGCAGTAAAATTTATAGAACCCCTTTTACTATCTTTGTGATCCTGTTTAATCTGTTTAACTGACCATGCAGATGACATTTTTTACCTCTCCTTTAAATTGGCCTTGACATTCGGTCGAAAATATGGTATACTTAGCGTGTCCACCTGGGACGGATAGGGAATAGTGATTACTCATTCCAGTCAACAACCTTAAACTCATAGTTGAACTCTTGTTCTTCATATATATTTAGCCTACCTAAGAAATGATTCCAAGTGTAGTTATCCTTATCATTGGTTCTAAAATCATCAGCTATATCGTATAGATTTACATCTGATTTATCTTCTGTAGTTCTCAATCCCCTACCAATAGACTGTAGGTTCCTAATACGACTCTTATGTGGTGATGCAAATACTACATTATGTAAATTTTTGATGTTCACCCCCTGTGAAAATGTACCGTATGATGCAACCACTATATTGTCGTTTGATTTTTCTACTGCCTCCCTAACACCTTCTCGTTCTAATGCATCTACTCCACCGTGAATGAAAAATACATTCTTATCCGTGTATTTTGGTATCAGATCATATAACACCTGACCATGTTGTTCTACTCTTGTATAGAGTATCAGTGTATTACCTATACATTCATTATTTACCAACTCAGCTATATATTGGTTCCTCTCTGACATAGTGACTATGAATTTTATTTCGTCTTGGAATTCCAATTTACTGACTATTTTACAATCCTCATCCGAATGTTGTATCTGTATACAATGAATATTCAGCTGTGCAAGTATTTTCTTATCCATCAACTCCCTAGAGGATGTAGTTTCAAATACCTTACCAAACAGTCCTTCCAAAGACAATAAATTTATATTTGAATCATCAGGTAAAGTTCCTGTAGTTCCGATCCTATATTCACAGTCTACCAACTTTTCCATTATACTGATCAATGACGTTGCTTTGAAACCGTGTGCCTCATCACCAATAACCATCCCAAACTGTTCAAAAAATGGTTGTCCTAATCTAAATATGGATTGCCATGTACTAATTATTATAGGTTTCTCAGTTTCCCTTTCTGCACCTGCATAGATTCTATGACAATTATCCTCTGAATTCCAAGAGATCACACTTGCATAATCATCAAAATCTTTGTACATCTGTTCTACTAATGATGTAGTTGGAACCACTACAAGAATTTTTTTATTACTGTTTTGTTGATAGGATCTAATGAGACAATAAATTATCAAGGATTTTCCAGATCCCGTAGGTGATACCAAGATACATCGTTTATGTGTCAATGCCTCATGTATAGCCATATACTGATACGGTCTAACTGTAATTTTCTCATCATCCAAATGAATATCAAGACTATCAACAAATTGACCAATTATTTCTTTGGTCTTAGGATTATCAATAACCCTATAATCGTCACCTCCAAGTATACCGTATTTTCGTGATTTTGAAAAATCGATCAACTTGTTATATAGTCCACCATAGGTTCCATTGTAGTACCCATGTATACCCTTTATTCGTTTGAATAAACGGATTTTCCCATCCCATTTTTTCTGTCGGAATGAAGGCATAAATTTGTAATTTGGAACCTGAAAGGTAAAAAAGTCTATAAGTTCTTGTGTGATACTAGGTTCACAATCAACCTTCATATAGACTTCGTTCTCTTTAGATATGGTAATCATATCAGACTGCACCATTTAGAAATTTATTCCATTCGATTGCATTTTTGATATTCCATTGACGGTTGGTGATTCCTGTTAAAGTCCTACTTAGGAAATCTTTTCTTGCAGATGCATACTCCCTCATTTCATTCAATACACGGAGCTCCGAATCTGCATCTAGGTAAGTAGGTAATTCTGATCTTATGACAACTCTATCAAATGGTTTCTCATCATACACTTCTTTTGATGATTTTCCCAAATAATATTCAGTTTTATTCATGAATAATTCATTGTAATCATTTTCCAACCGTTTCAATTCTAGTCCAGCTAGAGTATATTCTTTGAGATACTTGTCATAGAGGTATGGTGTGCGGAGTGATTCTCTCACTAGATCATCTTCTATTAATTTTAAATCCGATTCTGTTTCTTCAAATAATTCTTCCAGACTCTTCATAACGACCTCCAATGGTATAGCTGCAAGAACCGTACCAACTATTTAATAACGTAATCACGGAGTTGAAAAGTTGCATCTGCAACAATAACTCCACCATCGGCTGCACTATCAAATGCAATTGCACCCAATGCAGTAGGAAAACAATCTCGAAATACTACTTCTTTATTTGTATTTTTACTATTAGTGAGTATATGTAATGTTATATCAGAGACTACATCCTGCATACTAGGATTGACTTTTTGGTAGGTATCAGAAGTTTCTCGTAATGTATTATACTCTGTTAGAGTTTCAGGTGTGCCCAATCCCCTCATCCAATTCAACACCTCTATATAATTCTTCAAATCCTCATCGATCAAAAATGTTGCTGTAAGTGCATCAAATTCCATTTTGTCACCAGGAATTGGAATATTTATCAGTGGGGTTATTTGTTCAATTTCACCTAATGTAACTCCAGGAACACTTACACTCTGACAAAAGAATGTTGCTGTAGGTACTCTCTCAATATCAAGTCGAAATGCCAACGGACTCAATATATTGTAATTTGATGGTAAACCTGCGATAAATGCCATAACACCTCTATTTATAACCAATAAAAAGGGGGAGATTTCTCTCCCCCAGTTTAGTGTAGTGTGAAATGCGTTTACATTAAGTTAGCGACTTGAACACTTCTGTAGTATGGATTAGAATCAGCAGCACCAGGACCAGCAGCAGTAGCTACAAACGGATTTTGTTGTAGACCATAACGGGTCTTAAATCCGATTTTCGGTTGGAATGTGTTTTCCCCGACAGCACGCACCATTTGCAATGGAACGTATGGGCAATAGAACAGACCAGCGTCATAAGGTGAAGTACCTTTGTAACCAATCGTGTAGTATTCGGAATCAGTTAATCCTAAAGTAGCACCAGGATTACGATAGTAAGGATCGATGTAGACATTGTAACGTCCATTGAGAACACCAGCAAAGGTATTTCCAGCAACATCGGAACTTAGGTTATTATTCAGTGCAGGATTGTAGTCCAAAACACCAGCCATAGAAAGAGCAGAAGCAACGTCACCACTAGTGATAATAATATTACCACGACCACGGCGAGTATCTACTGCAATTTGGTTAGCATCACGTTCAATTTGGAAAATAAGTCCTTTGAACTTTTCTACCGACCATCGACCATTACTGTCTGTATCTAGATCGAATATACCTGCAGCAGTAGTACCAATTGCGGCACCAGTTTTTGCAATTATATTGATTCGACGCACGATCTCACGATTGATTTCGGCAAGAATTTCAGTTGACAGAATATTCGACAATTCCGTTTCTGCATCAAGACCATGAATTGCTTTCAAATCTTGGGCAAGTTCTGTCGTGTATTCTGCTTTCAGGGCACGCGTGGCAGCAGTAACAGTTGCTTTCTCGATACTGAATGCCATTTCGTGGAAATCATCAGCTGGAGAAAGACCACCCATCATTTCACCTTTGGCAGTCGTTGCAGCACCAACGGTATCGGTATCATAATCAGTAGCAAACGGATCTGATACTTGTATACCTGCAGCACCAACACCAGCAGAATCATCATCACTATCATCAGTTGCAGAATGTG